AATTTTTTAACAAGGCTATCTTGATAGTCATCTACCTTTCCACCTTCGTCAAACTTGATAATCATATCTTTACCTGATTTTTTCATTTCCTTACGTGCTGCTTTCATACCTGCATCATCATATGGAAAGTTCTTTTTACCTACGTTTGGCATATTTTTTCTCCTGTTGTTTAAACATGTTAATTTATTTTAAGGTTCAAATGTTCCGTTATCAATTAATATTTGTCTATTCTTAAGATGTTCTGCTTCTATATCATCTTTACTTTGTCCAAAGTATTTTACTGCTAAATGTTTGTCAACCATTTGTTCATTAATGTTTACATCATCTACTATAACTTCACCTAATACTCTTCCATATTTTACAGCAAATCTTGTTCCATTATCTCCATATCCTAAAGAAGTAGCACTACTGCTAGTTTCAGTTCCAGCAAAATTAATTGCTGCACTTCTAAGCATATGTATTTCATCATCAAAATTAGTAAAAGAATCAGTGCTACCATGTCCTCTAATTAACGCTTTATGTTCATTAGAAGCAACAATTATTTGTTTTCCTGCACCAGTATAATAAGCATTTCCGTTTGTTTTAATTGCATCGGCAGAGCAAGTTATTACTGTGACTCCACCGGCTAAAGCAATACTGCCAACAGTTCCAATAAAACGACCTTCGCTATCAAGAATATGATTACCAACAGCAGTAGAAGAACTAATATTAGCATCATATGTTATATCAGTTCCACTGATTGAAGCAATAGTTCCAAGACTAGTTATTTCTAAATGTGGATAGTAAAAAACTGGTAGAGTTCTATTTTTACTCGGTGGGTTTTCGGGGTCAAATTGATTGAATGCCCAATCGAAACAAAGTTCAGTAAGTCTCATTAAACCAAATCTGGTTAATGAAGAAAGAGTTTTTTCACTCGAAAGTATTGAAGAAGACGAATAATTACCATCCTTAAAATTAACTGTTTTACTTACAGTGGCTTCATTATCTTTTGTCTCCGAAAACTCTACCAATGAGTTTTCTGTTAAAGCAAGTAAATTATATTTAGTAATATCTCTAGTAGTAGTATTTAATAAACTATCTTTTCTAGTAGATGAATAAGGAATTAAGTCAGAATTGACAAATAAAAACATTCTTGAAATTTTAGTATCGGGTTGCCATAATATATCTTTTGTGACATATGGTGTTTTTAAACTAGAAGTATTAGTATATGGGTCGGGAGGTAGTAAATATATTTCCGCACTATCAATGCTATTTGTTCCTCCACCATGAACATTTGTATCAAAAAACATTGAGCCGCTTGGTGGATAATAACCTCTACTTTCTATTAATGTTTGTAATCTCTTAACATCATCAGTTTTACCTACTCCTGTTATATTTTCTTTTAATCCACTATCTATATAAAAACCCGGATTAAACTTATAAGAAGAAGCATAATACGGAACTTTTGATGGCTTATCTTCATAATATCCTAAATTAGCAATTGTTCCATAACTACTATATGTTGGTTTGTGTTTATGAATAATTCCTTTTTCTAAGTTAATTATTCTATAATGCGGGCTTCCATTTCTATCAGTTAAAGTTTTTGAGAAAGAACCTCCACCATAATGTAAAGGCATATCAAGTAAAGAATAAGCACCATCAACAGAAGCAGTTGCATTTCTTGTTGGGTGTAATGGGCCGATTATTTTACCTCCATGTAAATGTGCGCCATTTAATAAAGCAAGTTCGTGAGTTAATTTAGTTGTTTCATTATAGGTAGAATCACCGGCTAAAGTAGTAATGGCAGTTCCAGAGTCAGTTGCAGGTAAATCTCTATCTACATATATTCGGACATTACTATTACCTCCAAAGAAATTTGCTTGAATAATATACCCAACAAAAGTGCCTGCTAAATAAACAGGGTTTCCATGAAATTTTCTTTTATCAGTTGTATTAGATAATACCGTAAAGGTTTGACAAACTATATACCTATCCCCTGCATTGATAGCGGCAGTAGTGTTTCCTAATGAGGTAGTAGTTCCAACATCTTGAGTATTAGCCCAATTAACTTCTACTCTACCTAATGCCAAAGGGATATGTGGTGCAATCTCAACTATCTGATTTCCGTTTGATTCTTCAATAGATAATATATTAAAATCAATCAAAGTATTAATTGTATCAAAAGTAGCATAAGATTTACTGGAAGCATTATCATCCAACCTTGCTTGAAACAATTCATCTGATTTCATGTTTTTTGCTTCACTTAAATAATATCCTCTTGCATTTGGATTTGCTGTATTTATTGATGAACCAGTAAGATTATCTGTTTCAGCACCAGCAACTATTTTTGTTCCACTTTCAAAGAAAAGACCTTTATTTGCTGTTCCATATAAACTTGTAGAGGAACTTACGAAAGAATTGGTTGATAATGCTTTATTAAAAACAGTATATTTAGTTGATGCTTTATATCCTGCTTTAGTAGTAACTTCTCCTTTTGCTACCATTGTTAAAGCCGCCGCACTACTTGAAGTAAAATCTCCTGTTGCATTAACATCTCCCAAATAAACAAAACTGCCACTTGCGGTTTTAGCAAATATTTTTTCTCCTGCTGTTAATGTAATATTCCCACTTACAGTCAATACAGCACTATCAAAAGTAGTAGTAAGATTTACTCCAAGTGCTGTTAATTTATTATATGGGCTGTTGGTAGAATAAACAATGTCTTTTGAGAATAATGTATTCTTTTCAATAATAGGGTCAAGTAGTTCTCTTAGTTTATCAGCACCATTGGCGAGCATGATTGTTTGCCCACCTTCTTTTTCTTGCCTTAATCGAGTTATTCTACCATTTAACTTTTCATTATATATGATATATTGTCCTGTCATTTGGTCTAATGCAGTAACACTGTCATATGCTTGTGTAGCGAAAGATAATGTAAGCAAACCAGTTTCTCCAATGTATGAACTTACTTCCGCTTCTAATTGAGAAAACTTATCACTAATTAAAGAAACATATAAATTGTCTTGCCTACTGTCAAGCATTTTCATTCCAGTTAAAAGAGTTCCATCTGTTGTATTCCAAGCCCTTCTATATACTATTGTATCAGCAGGGATAGAATTATTGCTACTAAGAATAGCCCAAGATGATTCATTTTCTGCTCTATTGCGTAACTTAAATCTTAATCTTGTAGATTCGACAGTATCTAAAATGTAAATAGTTGAACCTACTAATACTTCATCCCCAACATTAAAGTAAATTGTTAAGTCCACAGGAGTATTCATATCATATCTCGATTCGTTATCTCCATTTACATCTTTAAATGCACTTATTGTTACCCCTAATGAAACCCAATCATTAAAATCGCCCCTATGAATCATGTGTCGGATTCTTAAAGGGTCGTATGTATTTATTTTTTTAGAAAGTATTCTATAAGAATCCGCTATTTTCATTTCTGCAAATCCGCTTTTTTTACCAATAGATTCTTCTATTTCTAAATCTACTATATTAGCAGTAGAATTATTTTTAGTTGGAGAAAAATCGTAATGTAAATATCTTGTTGGGCCTTTAAACGAATAAGTAGCATTCCCGCTACCATCATTTATTGTATCATCAGTATCTCTTCTTGCGTTTGGTGCAAAAGTATCATAATTAGCATCATCTTGGCTTGCTAATGCAGGAGTAACACTACTTCCAGCACCAGTTTGACTTTCATTTAAAGTATAAGTTCCTATTACATCTTGAGTTCTTAAATTATCTGAAATGCTAGCGTTTAAAGAATATTTGCTGTAATCTACCACTACTTGCCCATAATTAGTAACTGTTACAAAAGTTACTTTATCTTGTGCTGAATCTAAAGTAACGCTTGAGCCATCTCCTTCTGCCTTAACTCTTGCAAAATATTTAGTATTATGGTCTAATTCATCTTTTTTATCTAATGAATCAACAAACCAAAAGTGAGGTCTTGCTACATGTAATGAATCTTTTAAGTCTTGCTTAATACCTGCTGAAAAAGCAACACCTTTTGAAGTAATTGCTGGCCCTTTGTATAATTTAAATTTAGTTCCTTCAGCAATTTCATTTCCTAATTTTGGCTCAAAGTCAAAGGAATCTCCTAATACATCACTTGTTTTAATTTCTGTAATTCTAGCAAAGTGGTGTTTTAAGTGGTTGTCGGAATGAATCAAAACAAAATAATAATGGGTGTCAATATTAGGTGAACCCGTTGCGGCATCTATTGTTGCTAAACTTACTCCCGTAGATGATACCGTATCAAAACAATGAATGTTATATCCTTTAGTTACCGATAGATTTTCGTATTCTGCTTGAAGAGTTGCACCACTTATTACTTCATTGTATGCGCTTTCTTCGCTATCATCAGTATAAATAGCCGAAAATAAAACATCTCCCGTAGTATAAGAGGTTACACTTCTTTGAGTTGTCATTCTTGGATTAGTCGGAACATCAAAATTATATGCGGTTGTTGAACCTGTGGCAAAAACATCTAATGTCATAAGTCCACCTCTTCAAATCTAAAGTAAAATAATGTATCATTATAATTTGGTAGTAAATTAGTAGTAGATGGAAACCTTCTACGAATAACAGAAGTTAAACACATTTCATGCATTTCTCCCATAAATTGTTTATTAGTCTCTGCGCTAAATATACCAGTTGAACCACTACCTGTTGCGCCTATAAATAAATCTTCATCTTCAAAAGAAAATGTTCCAGATTGTCCATGAGTTGCAGTTTTAACCAATAAGCCGTTTAAGTATATTCTTAATTCTTTAGGTGATTCAGCATAGGTGCAAGCAATATGAAATGAATTGTTAATATATGTTGGGTCGGCATAAGTCTTACGGAAAATGATGCTTTCGTCAGCGATATTGGCCCCGTATGCGCTCGATAGTGTGATAGTGTTGGCTGATGTGTCCGTCGAAGAAACGGTTCCTATGGAGGTAAAAGTGAAGCCATCTTGTATGTATAGTTGCTCTCCGGCTGAGA